CCCATCCCATGAAATGAAACTCTCGTGATTGTTATACTCGTAACAATAAACCTCGAAAGGCTGGCACTCATTGGCGATACGCTCTCTCATATCTTTGTAAAAAGCTACCAGCTGCTTCACTCCGTCCTTTGTGCCGTAGCCTCCAGCCGTGAACCTCACGAGCTTCTCTCCCTCTTCAAGTGGGCGGATAGTTTTCAAGCCCTCCGCGAATTGCTTGTCGCTGAAAGCGAAGAAACAGCCGAAGCTCGTGATGTCGCATTTATCTCGCTCATTGCATAGCTCCCTGTATCGCTTCAAGGTCTTGGCGTTCTTATAGTCAAGCATACCGTCGTTAGCGGAGTTAGGCTCAACCGTGAAAGGTTTAACGCTTTCCCAAGAACAGGTTTCGTCGCATATATAGGGGCAATAGTCCTTACACTCCTCGCAGCGATAGTATAGCTGAATGTTGAAAGGTGTTGCCATAGTTATTCTGCTTCTAAGATTATAACCCTGTAACCAGCGTGAACCATTTTTGGGAGATAGGTATCGAGCTTGTCTGCTTGAAAGGCGCAGAACAGGCTTCTGTCGGTCGTGTGGCGTGATACAATAAGCCCGAGGAGCTTCGCAACAGGTGTCGCTTTATCTCCACGGATTGAGTATGTTCCGAGGCGGATGTAACGCAGTAGGATAACAGCGTCGGGATATTTGGCTTCTGCGATTGCAATTTCTTTGTTCATATCGATTGAATATTAAAAGCCCGAACAGGCTGTTTTTAGGCTTTTTGTCGGGCTTTCGTTTGTTTATGCTTGTAACTTAACACGGTTCATCAGTTCGCCCGAAATTTCGTGTAATTCACGGCTTCTTTCGGGTGTAAGCTCTCTTGCGTGTGCCGTGATAGCCTGTGTGAGCTTCCAAAGTGTTGCTCCTCCCTGTACGCCGTCATCGGGGTCGTTGCGCATGAGAACCTTTTCAACCTCCTTGCTCTCCTGTTTCAACAGCTTGCCGCTGGAGGTCAGCTTGCCAAGCTCACGAGTGAAGTCAACGTCAATTTCCGAAGCTCCCTGTATCTCGATAGCTTTCTGCATAATCGTGTCCTTGCTGTAAAGCCCCGATGTCAAGTCGCGAACGGCTGAAACGGTTGTCTGCGTGTCAAGCTCATACGTCTTCTGTGATAAGGCGATAGTGTCGGGGAGCTTGCTTCCGAGGTGAACCTGTCGCATAACGCTCTCTCGAACCATACCGTTAAGGCAAGCTCCGTTGAGCATAAAGGTGCGCATATCAACAGAGCCGTCGCCGTAGTCGGAGGTGCTGAAACGTGCGCCAGCGAAGATGATAACCTCGCCATTCTTGGCTGTCGGGATAACAAATGGCTGTGGGAGTATGGTTTCAGCCCATACCTTGGTGTCGTTCATATAAGCGTCAGAAATCACTGCGCCCTGTGAGCTTGCTTCCTGTACGAAAGCCGTGAGGATTTCAACGCTGTTCAAGCGGCGGTAGCTGTCACTCAATACGCCTCTTACCTCCTGTCCGACGGTGCGAACCAATACTCGGCTGCGTTCCGTCCAAGAGCTGTGCTCATTCAACAGGTGTGCGGCGAGCATAACAGCCCATTCGCCTCCCTGTGAAAGTTGGCGAAGATAACGCTGCGGAACTCCCATACGGTCGGCGAGCTGGTTCACGGCGTTGCTGTGGAGTGAGAAAGAGCCGTCAGGCATATTCATCATCAAGCCCTGTTCGCCGTTGAAAGTGATAACAGGTTCGTGCTGCTTCTTCTTCAACTCAACTCCAAGCGGCGCAACATAGTCCTGTGCAATCTTACCCTCGTGGATAAGGCGTTCCATTGTTGCCTGTACTCCGACGGCTTTACCGTCAATCATTCTCTGTACTTTGTTCATTACAACCTCGTTCAAACCCTGTTGAAGCGTAGGCTCTGTCATTGTCATTGTTGCCATAATTCTATTATTTGGTTAAAAATTAATACTTTCGATAAGGAATTTCTCTGCCTCTTCGAAGAGGGCTTCTGTTGATAGGTTATCAGAGCTTGGCTCGAAACCTGTTAGATACGCTGCTTCTATAATCTGTGCCATAATATTATGATTTATATGTTATTTAGCATAAAATGTTACTTTCAAACCTCTGCGGAGTTTGCAGATACAAGCGTCAGCCATACAGTCGAAAGCTCTTCTCACGAACTTGTTCAAAAGCTCAACGCCTATAAATTCGATAGCTCCAGCAACTCCAACCAGCATATTTATCTTATTGCCGTTAGCGTCAACTCCAGCAACCTTAATTCTGAAATTGCTGTTGATTTTTTTCTTTGTGTAGTCTAAAACTTGCTTATTCATTTTTCTTCGATTTTTATTGTTATCATGTGATTACGTTATAAACACGTTGCAAATATAAGTGAAGTATTTTGATAATAATAAACTATTTCCGAGTATTTTTAACCAAACGGTTGATTTTAATATTTATTAAGAGAAATACGGAACTAAACCTGTAATGTGCTTATTTGCAAAGTTTAACTATATAAATTTTGCGATTATATGATTATTTTGTAATCACTTTGGAAAATATTCGATAACTTTGCGAATTAACTAATTAGTAAAGTTATTATTTGGTATGAAAAAAGAACTTTTAGATGCGCTGAAAGCCAAATTTTCGGGGGTCAGCGAAAACGTATTGAACAGGGTTGCCGAAAAGTTGGCAAAGACTGTTACCACGGCTGAACAGGTTGCTTCTGCTGTCGAGGGGGTAACATTCCAGCAAGTTCTCGATAGCTACGGAGACAGCCGAGCTACCGAAGCCCAGCAGACCGCAGTTAGAAACTACGAGAGCAAATATGGGCTAAAAGACGGAGTGAAAGCAGAAACAGGTGGTGCTGCACAAACTCCTCCACCAGCACAAACTCCACCACCAGCTGGGGGCGATGAAGTTCCAACTTGGGCAAAGGCTTTGCTTGACACCAATAAGGCGTTGACAGACCGTTTGAACAAGTTTGAGAGCGAAAGAACAACCGCAACCCGAAGAGAGCAACTTAACGGTATTATTGGCAAGCTCCCCGAACATCTTCGTAAGCCATACGAACGCACATCGGTTGATAATTTGACAGATGAACAGTTTGCAGCACTTACAGGCGAGATTACAACAGAGGTTGACGCTATTGTCAAGGACACACAGCAGAAAGGGGCTGTTTTCGGCAGACCAACCGTAACAGGTGGTAATCAAACAGGGAACGAGCAGTTATCAAAGGAACAGGCGGCAGCTATCGCAAATCGTGGCGCAATGCCTAAATCGGAGGAACAGCCGTTCTAATGTCTAACAATTAAAAAACCAATTAAAAATGGGAATGACAGTCAAAAGAATCAAAGACCAAAGAACTCCTACGGTCTTTGTACACAAAGTTGCCGACATCAGAGGCGGCGTGTCCGTCAAAGTTTCTGAACTCGGTGGAGATTGGTTGCGTGAGGGTGCTGTTATCGGCACACCAACAAATGGCATTTGCCCTGTTGTGAAATTTGCAGAAGTACTCGCTGCTGTCGAATCAACAGGCAAGACAATTCAAGTTGGCAAGTTCCACAACTTTAAGGTTGGGGATTTCATCATGGCAACCGTAGGTAGTTTGGCGTATGAGATTACAGCTATTGACACCACTACAAGCAAAACAGTTGATACAATCACTGTTGCGACAACCCTTGGAGCAATCGAAAAGGGTGCATTTATTATGGAAGCTGCGGCTAAATCAACCACAACCACTTCCGCATTGAAATACACTCCTCTCGCTGTTGTTGGTACAGGAAAGCCTATCGATGCTAACTCAAATATCAATACAGACGCTTGGGTTCTTGGAGTGACAAAGAGCAATCCTCTTCCTACCGCCATTGCAACAGTTCTGAAAGGTATCATCAATTACTAACAGTAAAAACGTAGAAGAATTATGGCAACAATCGTAAATACTCTTATACAGGGGCTTTCACAGCAAATGGTTCAAGCACGTTTGGATACCGCAGACGCAAAACCTTTCTTGTTCGGTAGATATTTTCCTGTCAAGAAAGTCAATGGCTTTACTTGGAAAACCTTGCAAAATCAAGCACAGAAGCGTAATGTCGCTGCTGACTTGCATACTGACAACGGTACAATCATTCGTAAGCGCAGACCTGTTTTCGAAAGCGCAAAGGGAGATATCCCATTTATCTCTATCAGCCGTGAAATGACACGTGCTGAAATCAAGGACTATCAGACAGCCCTCGCATTCGCACAGGACGCTGATGCGGCTGCTCTTGTTCAATATTGGGGAGAAGACGTTGACTTCTGTTTCAACGGTGTTCAGTCAGAGGAAGAATTTATCGCATGGAAGTTAGCTTCCAACGCTGGTAAGTTGGCTTTCACTACAACAACCAATGCGACATACGCTAACGAGTTTGACCTTGACTACGACGTAGACGAGGAGAAGAAAGTAAAAACAGGCACAGATTGGGCTACATCGGCAAGTGCTGACGTTATCGGCGACTTGGTTCAAATCATAAAGAACGCCAAGGCGCAGATGTTAAATCCAAAGTTCCTGTTCATCAACCAAGATGAACTGTACAATATCTGTTCTGCTGAACAAATCATCAAGGCGTGTGCATCGTACATCAGTAACGCTGTTGGCATGTCGCAGACACCCGATTTGACACAGGTAAATCAGATGTTGGCAAGACAGGCTTGGCTCAACGGCTTGCAGCTTCGTGTTATCGACCAAGAGATTACTCGTGAGCATCAAGACGGTACAACCACAAGTGGTAACCCATTCGAAAATCGCCGTGCTATCCTTTCAGAGACAGAACGCCTCGGAACAACACAGTACGACATCTTACAGGAGAATGACGACCTTATTCTTCGTGCCGAGAGAGCGCACACTGTGGTTAAGAAGTATGGTACAATCGAACCAAAATCCGAAATCACTATCGGACAGGCAGATGCTATTCCTGTATTCGACACAGCGTACAGAAATATGTATATCCGCACTGACGCTGTTGATTGGGATTAACGCTTAACAGGAGGTAACGAATATGGCAGCAACCTATTTTGACAAACTAAAGGGGCTAAACGCTTATCCTATTCCGCTCCGTGCCTTGCAAGAGATTGCAGACCGTTACGGTATTGTGCTAACGAATGAGGTTACACAGGAAGAGGCTCACGGCAAGACGTACAATCTTGCTGTCGCCGAAGTCTTGTTGTGGCTGTCATTAGCCCCAAATGTTACACAGGGCGGACAGTCTTATTCGTTTTCCGATGAACAGAGGACACAGCTCCGCAACCGAGCAAGACAGCTCTTCAATGAGTACGGAACGGAGGCTGCACCAAAGCCTGTTTATGGTTATAAGGGTTCACGATTATAATTCACAGGTATATGATAATTCAGAACGGAACGATACAGTTCAAGACAAAATCAGCAACAGGGATTGACCTCGAAACAGGTTATCCGAAAAAGCCCACATCCAAGAGCTGGGGTTCACTTATTCCCTGTCAGTATGCGAAAAATAAGTACAACAACCTCGGTATGGTACAAAGCGAACATTTCAACGTGGCGCAATACTCCATACTCATTGAGGAACAGGAAGTGCCAAGCGAACAAATCATGTTGTCTGATATGTCGGGTAACGAAATCGGAAAATTCTCTATTATGAACCACGAATTACTTGAAGCCGTGTGTGAAATTAAGATATTAGTTTAGCAATTGCTGGGTGGCGTTTATTTCAGCCCGTCTGTCACGTTGAATTTTCATATTCAATAAAACATACGTAAACTGAAAGAAAACGCCACACACAGCGAAAAAAGTTCAAATAACTATATGCCCATTAAGCAATTGACAACAGATGCGGAAATAAGCCGCTTCATAGATGAAAAGGTAAAGCGCATTGAGAAAGCCCTCGTCTATAACCTGTCATACGTTGGGGAACAGGTATTGAACAAAGCTCGCAGTACTAATTCATACAAAGACCAAACAGGTAATCTGCGAAGCTCTATCGGATTTGTTGTAGCCATTGACGGTAAAATAAAGAAGATGGGTGACTTTGAAATAGTTAAGAACGGAGCAGAGGGAGCGAAGAGCGGAAAGGCTTATGCGATAGAACTCGTCAAGAACTACCCACAGGGTATCTGCTTGATTGTAGTCGCTGGCGTTGACTATGCCGTTCACGTTTCAAACAGGGGTTACGATGTACTCGACGGTTCAGAACTATTAGCGGAAAGACTTGTGCCACAGATGTTGGCTCAACTATTAACACAGATAAACGAAAGTATATAAAATGGCAAAGACAGCGAAACAAATCCAAGGCGACGTTTACCAGCTCTTGAAAGACAGCACCCTTTATACGATGATTTCGGGTGAGGTTTACAGGAAAGGATATCGCCCTCGTGATAGCAAGTTAGAAGATGCTGTTGTGATTTTCACGACAGGTCTTCCAACCGAGATACAGGAGGGAGTTGTCACGGTACATTTGTTCGTTCCCGACATTGACCCATTTGAGAATGGCGTCCTTGTGGAGGACGGCGAGAGAACCGAAGAAATGGAGAGGCTCGCTCAAGAATGGGTTAACAGCCTATCTTGCGAGGTGTCAAATTATTACTTCGAGTTGCAGCAAACTATCTGCACAGACGAGGAGGAGGAAATCCACCAGCACTTTATCGTGGTAAAACTGCGATACAGGTATTATGGAGAAGATTACGCTCCTCTGAACATTCCACAGCTCGCTGTTATTGACGCAACTGATTCTGACGGCAACAGCGGCTATTTGCCGTTGCTTGAAACAGAAGATGATGAAACGCCTGTAACAACGCCTGTAAATGAAAAGCGAATTATAAACCATTAAAAATTAAAAATCATGGGAGTATTATCATGGGGTAAATGCAAAATTGAGCATACCACTTCCACAGCTGGAGCACCTGGAACTTCTTGGACTGCTATCGACACTCCGAAAGAAGATACCACAAAGCTCACTCCGACCGCTGGTGCTGAACAAGAGGCAACAGAAGAGGGCGGAGAGGTAATTGACGCTCGTACAGGTAAGACCAAGTACAGTTTCGAGTTCGATTTGTTCGTTAAGAAAGGCGGAACACTTCCTTTCGTTGACGACGACGGTATCATCACAGGAGAGCACGCTTTGCGCTTAACGCCCGAAGATGCGACTTGCGAGGGTATTCTTATCGACCGCTGCACTCTTTCCGTACAGGAAAATTATGCATCGAAAGACGGTAAGACTTTGCATTATGTTGCAAAGTGCTTGAAGCCAGCAACAGGTAAGACTGTTAAGCCTTATATAGCTGGTGAGTCCTAGTAAAGTATTATGGCGAGTGGAATAGACACCCTTTAGCCGTTTGGGAGGAGAAAACGGCTTTACAGCGCAGTGGAGCAGCGGCAGCTCGGTTCTCTCACTAGGAACAGGTCAGTGGTTCGAGTCCACTCTGCGCAACTAACACGTAAATTCATTTATAGTTATGAGTGAAAAAAATATCGAGCAACAGACGGCTGAAACAATTCTCCAACAGCCTGTCGACATAAAGGTAGGCGAAAAAACATACCACGCAGCCCCTCCGAGTGTAGCAACGCTTATTCTCGTGTCGGAGGCTGTTTCATGTTTACCCCATATTAAACTTAACGAGGAGAAAGTTATCGAGGAAAGCCTTTCAGTCGCAAAAGATTGCGCTGTAATCGGTGATATTATAGCTATCCTTATACTTGGTGCAAAGAACTTAAAAAAGACCGTAGAACACAGGGAAACACGTTATATCCCATATATCTTCGGTTTACTGAAACGCCCTGTACAGGTAACTGTTCGTGAAGAGGTTGATATGAAAGCAAAGCTCGCAAAGGAGTTGTTAGAAAACCTAACCCCGACCGACCTGTTTGTTCAATGCGCTACACTGTTACGCACAATGCAGATACAGGATTTTTTCGGGCTTACCACTTTCCTAACAGAGATAAATCTGCTGCGACAGACGAAAGTGGATTAAGCGACAGCATTTGGGCTGTGGTCGCTGGCACAGTAAAGGCATTCAATATGCCTGTCGATTATGTCCTGTATGATTTGAGCTGGGCTAATATGATACTCTATGGAGCAACACTTCCGAGCCTTAACAGCGGCAAGGATAAACCCAAAGGAGGAGGAAAGCAAGAAATCATAAAGGCAGACGACCCAAAGAACCGTGATAAGGTTAGACAGTTTTTAGACAGTATTGACGATTAAATTAGAGCGTAGTGGCAAACGGTAAAATACATTATGGTGTCGGGCTTGATAACTCACAGCTAAGACAGGGTGCGGAGGAGAGTAAGAATATTCTTCGTGGCATTGGGCAAACGGCTGTTCAAGAGGGCGACAACATAGACAGCACATTTAAGAATGTCGGCAAAACTATTGCTGGCGTTTTCGCTTTACAACAGGTAAAGGAATTTTCAGTACAGGTGGCAAAGGTTCGAGGAGAGTTCCAGCAACTTGAAGTTGCTTTTAAGACGCTTCTCGGCTCTTCCTCTAAGGCTGATGCTCTTATGTCACAACTTATAGAAACAGCCGCAACAACGCCTTTTGGAATGACTGAAATAGCACAGTCAGCAAAGCAGCTTATTGCTTACGGTACAGCATCAGAAGATGTGAATGAAACTCTTATACGCCTTGGAGATATTGCCGCTGGTCTTTCCGTGCCTATCGGCGACCTTGCTTATCTGTATGGAACAACAATGGTACAGGGGCGTTTATATACCCAAGACCTAAATCAGTTCCTCGGTCGTGGTATTCCTATTATGGAAGAGCTTGCTAAGCAGTTCGGAGTAACCAAAGCCGAGGTAAAGGGACTTGTCGAAGAGGGCAAGGTCGGTTTCCCACAGGTACAGGAGGCACTTTGGAACTTGACTAACGAGGGCAGCAAGTTCGGAGGTCTTATGGAGGCACAGAGCCACACAATCACAGGACAGATTTCGAATATTGAGGATGCTATCGACCAAATGTATAATGAACTCGGACAGAAATCCGAGGGCGTTATCAATACCGTTTTGAGTGGAACATCAACAGTTATTGAAAATTGGGAAACTATCGGCAAGACTTTACTTGTCGTTATAAGCACCTACGGAGCGTATAAAGCCGCCGTGCTCGCTGTTGCGGCTGCACATAAAATGGCTGCTATTTGGGGCGAGGTTACCGCTTTCCTTTCATTGGCGAAGAGCGTTACAACAGCAAAAGACGCTATGATACTTTTGAATATCGCCACGAAAGCAAACCCGATAGGACTTGTTCTCGGTGTGGTAGCTGCCGCTGCCACTGCATTTATGCTGTTTTCCGACAGCACAGATGAAGCCACAGAAGCCCTCAAACGAGAGAGAGAGGAAGCCGAGGAATTCAATAAGAGAGTATCATCTTCCGCTGGCAAGGCAATGTCTGCATATAAGCAGCTACAAAAAGAGTACAAGGACTGTAAGACAGCCCATGAGAAGCGTGAATGGATAAAGAACAGCCAACAGCGTTTTAATGAACTCGGAATAGCTGTAAACAACGTGAATACGGCTGAAAATGTATTTGTTAAGAACACCCAACTGATGTTGGAGGCGTTCAAGAAACGTGCGGAGGCTTCTGCATGGCAAGCAAAGCTCGACGAGGAATATGCAAAGCTCGTGAACCGTAAGCTGGAGCTGGAGCAAAAACGTGATAAGATTACGGCTGGTTCTGTTGTCGCTGGTTCAAGTCATACAACACAGGGAGGAAACGAATATGTCAATTCTGCTGGACAATGGGTTTACACAGAACAGGGAGCGCAAAAAGCAAGGGCAGAGATTGCTTCGTCTATTAATGGCGACCCAATTCTAAATGAAATCCAAGAACGCATTGATACCTATGCAGCAAAAGTAACAGAAGTTTCGAATGGCATGAGCCAGCTTTTTAAGGAGGCTGGCAATGACCCGAAGAAAACCAAAAAAGAACTTAAAGCCGAGAAAGCTCGTAAGGAGGCGCAGAAGCTCGCCGATGAAGCAGCCGAGCGTAACAAGCAGATACGAGAGAATGATAAGAAAACGGCTGAGCAATCAGCACAGGGTGCGCTCGATATTGAACAGGCTCGCATCAATACATTAGATGAGGGTTACGCTCGTGAGCTTGCACAGAACCAACTGAATTGGGAAAGGCT